GAAAAAGTTCAAAAAATCGCTGCCGGGGAGGAAGGAAACTACCGGATGGAAAGAGTCCCCCTAAAGCAGACTGACAGACATCACAAATCCCCGGGTGGGGATTTGTGTATAAGAGACAGGCACTGGCAGGGATGATTACCACGATGGTTCAGCAGGGCTATGACTATCGTCGTGATGACGATATGGCGTTATGGAGCTCTGCAGATTTGACTTATTCCATTACATACGAGATGTGAGGACGATATGCCAACACCAAATCCCCTGGCGCCGGTAAAAGGTGCCGGTACCACTCTGTGGGTTTACACCGGCAAGGGTGATGCTTATGCAAACCCGTTGTCAGATGATGACTGGCAGCGACTGGCTAAGGTGAAGGATCTGACGCCGGGCGAGATGACGGCAGAATCCTACGATGATAACTACCTGGATGATGAAGACGCGGACTGGAGCGCGACCGGGCAGGGGCAGAAGTCTGCAGGAGATACCAGTTTTACGCTGGCCTGGAAACCGGGAGAAGAAGGTCAGAAAGGGCTTATAGGCTGGTTTGAAAGCGGGGATGTGCGGGCCTATAAAATCCGTTTCCCGAACGGCACGGTGGATGTGTTCCGTGGCTGGGTCAGCAGTATCGGTAAGGCCGTAACGGCGAAGGAAGTGATCACCCGTACGGTGAAAGTGACCAACGTGGGTAAACCTTCCGTGGCGGAAGAACGCAGCGAAATTACGCCGGCCACTGCAATTAAGGTGACACCGACATCCGGTACCGTGGAAAAAGGAAAAACAACCACCCTGACTGTTTCTTTTGAGCCGGAAAGTGCAACCGACAAGACGTTCAGAGCGGTTTCCGCCGATCCGTCAACGGGAACCATTGCTGTGAAAGATATGGTGATCACTGTGACGGGGGTTAAGGCTGGAAAAGTGAGTATCCCCGTGATTTCCGGTAATGGTCAGTTTGCCACGGTAGCTGAAGTCACCGTTACTGAAGCAGGCGCTGCAGGGTAAACGGAGGTCATACATGTTTCTGAAAACAGAACAATTTGAATATAACGGTGTGTCTGTCACGCTTTCCGAATTGTCTGCGCTGCAGCGTATTGAGCATCTTGCCCTCCTGAAACGGCGTGCAGAACAGGCAGAATCCAGCGGCAACCTGCAGGTAAGCGTGGAAGATCTCGTCAGAACCGGCGCGTTTCTGGTGGCGATGTCCCTGTGGCATAACCATCCGCAGAAAACGGGGTCACCGTCAATGAATGAGGCTGTGATGCAGATTGAGCAGGAAGTCCTGACCACCTGGCCTGCTGATGCCATTGCCCGGGCGGAAGATGTGGTGTTGCGTCTGTCCGGGATGAGCGGGCCTGTTCATGTGGATACGGATATTACCGAAGTGGCGAAAAATAACGCGCTGACTGATGATGATTTTTCTGCGGGAAAGTCTTCGACGGCGAGCTGAATTTTGCCCTCAGACTGGCGCGTGAGATGGGGAGGCCTGACTGGCGCGCCATGCTTGCCGGGATGACATCCACCGAATATGCCGACTGGCGACATTTTTACCGCATGCATTATTTTCACGATACCCAGCTGGATATGCATTTTTCCGGGCTGACGTACGCTGTACTCAGCCTGTTTTTTTGCGATCCGGATATGCATCCCTCTGATTTCAGTCTGCTTGTCCCCCGGCATGAGGAAGAGCAGGTGGAGAGGCCGGATGAGGACAAAATGCTGATGCAGAAAGCGGCAGGACTTGCCGGAGGCGTCCGGTTCGGTGGGGACGGAGGGCGCGATATTTTATCGTCTGCGGATGTGGCTGATGTCATGGTGGATGATGCCGCATTAATGATGGCTTCAGCGGGGATTTCCGGAGGTGTGAGATATGTCCCAGCCGGTTGGTGATCTTGTTATTGACCTTAGTCTGGATGCGGTCCGTTTCGATGAGCAGATGAGCCGGGTAAGGCGTCATTTTTCAGGTCTGGATACCGACGCCAGAAAAACCGCCAGTGCTGTTGAACAGGGCCTGAGCCGCCAGGCGCTGGCTGCACAAAAAGCCGGGATTTCCGTCGGGCAGTATAAAGCGGCCATGCGAACCCTGCCCGCACAGTTTACGGATATCGCCACGCAGCTTGCCGGTGGTCAGAATCCCTGGCTGATCCTGCTGCAACAGGGCGGTCAGGTGAAGGACTCCTTCGGCGGGATGATCCCCATGTTCAGGGGGCTTGCCGGTGCGATCACCCTGCCGATGGTCGGGGTCACCTCGCTGGCGGTGGCGACAGGTGCGCTGGCGTACGCCTGGTACCAGGGGGATTCCACGCTTTCAGCGTTTAATAAAACCCTGGTTCTTTCCGGTAATCAGTCCGGACTGACTGCCGATCGCATGCTGACGCTCTCCAGAGCCGGACAGGCCGCAGGGCTGACGTTTAACCAGGCGAGTGAGTCACTGGCAGCCCTGGTGAATGCCGGTGTGCGTGGTGGTGAACAGTTTGATGCCATCAACCAGAGTGTCGCGCGTTTTGCTTCTGCATCCGGTGTGGAGGTGGACAAGGTTGCAGAGGCTTTCGGAAAACTGACCACCGACCCGACGTCGGGGCTGATGGCGATGGCGCGCCAGTTCCGTAACGTGACGGCAGAGCAGATTGCGTATGTTGCGCAGCTGCAGCGTTCCGGTGATGAGGCCGGGGCCTTACAGGCGGCGAACGATATCGCCACGAAAGGCTTTGATGAGCAGACCCGTCGCCTGAAAGAAAACATGGGGACACTGGAGACCTGGGCGGATAAAACCGGGAAGGCATTCAAATCGATGTGGGATGCCATTCTGGATATCGGTCGTCCTGAGTCCTCAGCGGATATGCTCGCCAGTGCGCAGAAGGCATTTGATGAGGCGGATAAAAAATGGCAGTGGTACCAGAGCCGGAGCCAGCGCCGCGGTAAAACCTCTTCTTTCCGGGCCAACCTTCAGGGCGCATGGAATGACCGGGAAAATGCCCGGCTGGGGCTGGCAGCGGCCACGCTGCAGTCGGATATGGAAAAAGCCGGTGAACTGGCCGCCAGGGACCGGGCCGAACGGGACGCATCACAGCTGAAGTATACCGGAGAGGCGCAGAAGGGGTATGAGCGTCTGCTGACGTCGCTGGAGAAATATACCGCCCGTCAGGAAGAACTGAATAAGGCCCTGAAAGACGGGAAAATCCTGCAGGCGGATTACAACACGCTGATGGCGGCGGCGAAAAAGGATTATGAATCGACGCTGAAAAAGCCGAAGTCGTCAGGAGTCAAAGTGTCAGCCGGTGAGCGTCAGGAAGACCAGGCGCATGCTGCCCTGCTGGCGCTTGAAACCGAGCTCCGGACGCTGGAAAAACACAGCGGTGCGAATGAGAAAATCAGCCAGCAGCGTCGCGATTTATGGAAAGCGGAAAATCAGTATGCGGTCCTGAAAGAGGCAGCCACGAAACGGCAGTTATCTGAGCAGGAAAAATCCCTGCTGACCCATGAGAAAGAGACGCTGGAGTACAAACGCCAGCTGGCTGAGCTGGGAGACAAAGTTGAACACCAGAAACGGCTGAATGAGCTGGCACAGCAGGCTGCGCGGTTTGAGCAGCAGCAGGGCGCGAAGCAGGCGGCAATCAGTGCCCAGGCGCGGGGCCTCACCGACCGTCAGGCGCAGTGGGAGTCGGAAGAGCAGCACCTTCGTGACGTGTACGGTGATAATCCGGATGCGCTGGCGAAGGCCACATCTGCACTGAAGAACACCTGGTCTGCGGAGGAGCAGCTTCGTGGAAGCTGGATGGCCGGGATGAAGTCCGGCTGGGGTGAGTGGGCGGAAAGTGCGACGGACAGTTTTTCGCAGGTAAAAAGCGTGGCCACGCAGACCTTTGACGGTATTGCACAGAATATGGCAGCGATGCTGACCGGCAGTGAGCAGAACTGGCGCAGCTTCACCCGTTCCGTGCTGTCCATGATGACAGAAATTCTGCTTAAGCAGGCAATGGTGGGGATTGTCGGGAGTATCGGTAGCGCCATTGGCGGGGCTGTTGGTGGCGGCGCATCCGCATCAGGCGGTACAGCCATTCAGGCAGCTGCGGCGAAATTCCATTTTGCAACCGGAGGATTTACGGGAACCGGCGGCAAATATGAGCCAGCGGGAATTGTTCACCGCGGTGAATTCGTCTTCACGAAGGAGGCAACCAGACGGATTGGCGTGGGGAATCTCTACCGGCTGATGCGCGGCTATGCCACCGGCGGTTATGTCGGTACACCGGGCAGCATGGCGGACAGCCGGTCGCAGGCGTCCGGGACGTTTGAGCAGAATAACCATGTGGTGATTAACAACGACGGCACGAACGGTCAGATAGGGCCACAGGCACTGAAGGCTGTTTATGACGTAGCCCGTAAGGCGGCAATGGATGTTGTGACCGGGCAGATGCGCGATGGTGGTCTGTTCTCCGGAGGTGGACGATGAAAACCTTCCGCTGGAAAGTGAAACCCGGTATGGATGTGGCTTCTGCCCCTTCCGTAAGAAAGGTGCGCTTTGGTGATGGCTATTCCCAGCGAGCGCCTGCCGGGCTGAACACTGACCTGAAAACGTACAGCGTGACGCTTTCTGTTCCCCGTTGGGAGGCCGCGGCGCTGGAGTCGTTTCTGGCTGAGCACGGGGGCTGGAAGGCCTTTCTGTGGACGCCGCCTTATGGCTACCGGCAGATAAAGGTGACCTGCGCAAAATGGTCGTCGCGGGTCAGTATGCTGCGTGTTGAGTTCAGCGCAGAGTTTGAACAGGTGGTGAACTGATGCAGGATATCCGACAGGAAACACTGAATGAATGCACCCGTGCGGAGCAGTCTGCCAGCGTGGTGCTCTGGGAAATCGACCTGACAGAGGTCGGTGGAGAACGTTATTTTTTCTGTAATGAGCAGAACGAAAAAGGTGAGCCGGTCACCTGGCAGGGGCGACAGTATCAGCCGTATCCCATTCAGGGGAGCGGTTTTGAACTGAATGGCAAAGGCACCAGTACGCGCCCCACGCTGACGGTTTCTAACCTGTACGGTATGGTCACCGGCATGGCGGAAGATATGCAGAGTCTGGTCGGCGGAACGGTGGTCAGGCGTAAGGTTTACGCCCGTTTTCTGGATGCGGTGAATTTCGTCAACGGAAACAGCGACGCCGATCCGGAGCAGGAGGTGATCAGCCGCTGGCGCATCGAGCAGTGCAGCGAACTGAGCGCGGTCAGTGCCTCCTTTGTACTGTCCACGCCGACGGAAACGGACGGCGCTGTTTTTCCGGGACGTATCATGCTGGCCAACACCTGCACCTGGACCTATCGCGGCGATGAGTGCGGTTATCACGGTCCGGCGGTCGCGGATGAATATGACCAGCCAACGTCCGATATCACGAAGGATAAATGCAGCAAATGCCTGAGCGGTTGTAAGTTTCGCAATAACGTCGGCAACTTTGGCGGCTTCCTTTCCATTAACAAACTTTCGCAGTAAATCCCATGACAGAGACAGAATCAGCGATTCTGGCGCACGCCCGGCGATGTGCGCCAGCGGAGTCGTGCGGCTTCGTGGTGAGAACGCCGGAGGGGGAAAG